CTTTTGCTCTTGATGTATTACTAAATCTTGAAAAAGCATCATTAATCAAGAAAGAAGTTTCACTTGAACTAATATAAGTTCCTACACCAAAGGTTGTATTAATGTTGTTCATTATCTGAATATTACTCTCACCAGTTATGATTCCTCTTAGCATCGCAGTCTTTAGTTGATCTGAATACTGCCTTACTCCATTTGTCAAGTATGTCATTTCAAAGTTCTTTAACTCTTTCAAAGCTTCTATACTTGCAACTGATACTTGCTCTAACTCTCTCCTTGATAGTTCTGCAAATACTCTTGCTATCTCATCATCAAAGGTTTTACCAACTCTATTCATTAGTTTGCCAAACCCTAATGCTTCCATTTCTGCAAAGAAGTCTATTTGCTTAGCAATCTGCATAAGTTCAGTATCGGTTACTTTACCTAACCCAATAACCAGGTTATCCAATTTGTCAATTAACTGTTGTTGGATATTTTCTATTTCTTTATTATAGAAATCTAAATTAGCCAACTTGTTCACCTATTCTATCAATGATAGATTGTGTTTCGTCTGTCTGTTGTGGTTGTTCAGAATCTATCTGCTCCACTATGCCTTGTATTTCTTCTTCCTGTAAGTCAGGATTTTTCTTTCTTAGATAAGATTGTCTTGTTTCTAAATCATTTGCAAATGCCCAAGTGTAATATGCTATTTCCTCATCTGCACTCATAGGTACTTCTCTTTCAGCAAAGTCTATACTGAATTGATCCCCAAGATTAATACCACCTGATACTTCACATATTCTTTTAGCAATTCTAAATTGTTCTTTCTCAAATGGTCTATAGATTTGTTCTACATCGCTTCGTAGTGCATCCATCAAATCTAATTGACTCATCTTTTTAGATAGCCCTGATTCTTGCCCTTTGTCAGTCCAGTTAATTCGTACATTGTTTGATTGTGCAATACTATCTACCATATACTTAGTAGATTCAATCATTGATTGTACATTAGCATTTGGTGTTGCATACTGGAAGTTTGCTCCTTCAGGTAATACCAATGCTTTGTCTTGCCCAAAGTTAATTCGTTGTTCAGTATCTAATCCTGTAAAGACTGGTTGTCCTAATTGGAATCTTCCATGTAAAGCTAATTCTGTAAGCATAATATTAATGGATCGCATACCATCTACAAGATCACTTGCCCCTTCTCTAAAGAAATCTCTTGTGAATGGGTGTCTATGTGCCATATTAAATGGCAAGACATCTCCATAAGGGTTTCTATCATCAGGAACTATAGAAGTAATCTTACCTCTATTGCTAATCATAAAGTGTTTGCCTTCCATATCATCGGTATCTTTTGACCAAAACATATATTGTGCATCTTCTGTTCGTGCTTGAAGGTGTGATTCTGCTTGATACATAATAGCAAAAGGTTCATCTTCGTTTGGTTTAAAGAATGGTGTAAAGAAATGGATAGGTCTATACTTTAGTTTCTTGTTTACATCGTCCCAATGCGTATAAAGTGCTTCTGTACCTAATAGATAAGTAAGCTGCTCAAATTGTTTCATAAACGAATCTAAGTCCCCAAGAACTTCTGTATATTTTTCATTATATCTTACTGGTGCTTGTTGATATACTAATGCTCTCCTTGATATAATGTTTCTTACAAGATTGATATACATTGGTGGGATTTGTGATAAACTATCGCTATCAAAATATCCTTTAATGTCTTGTTCAAGATTGATTCCTTCATAGTAGTCTAACAATCTTTCTCTTTCTTCCATTTCTGAGTTGTGTCCTTCTTCTATGGTTTCCATAAGAAGTTCATGCAACATTCTTTCTGTTAAATTATAAATTATCATGTTTCATACCTTTTATAAAATTTTATCTCATCAGACTGCATATTTTCCATATATCGGTCTGTAAACTCTTTAATGAGTTCTTTGTTTTCTTTGTCCTCTTTCATACTTAATCGGTATCCCCATACCATAGCACCTACCATGCTAACTATAATTCCTAAACAGAATCCTAAACTAAACTCTACCATTCTATTGCCCTTGCTTGTCCTTTGAAGCCATATCGGTAATCAACTGGATAACACAACGCATCTAAGAAGTGTGATAAGGTTTCTGTCTTTAATATCTGCCCATTCTCCATTGTACAAAGTTCTAAATCTCTAATCAGACTCTTGCACTTAGGATTAATAAACAAACGATGTTTACCTGTAGCATCTTCTAACATCTTATTCAAAGCATTCAAACGATCCTTTTGAGTTGGATTTGCTCTCTTACTAATGACTGTAAACCCAGCTTCTTGTAATATCATGTGATCTGATTTCGTACTATTACTCGTTCTTGCTTTACCTGCTGGATCAGGATATACTGGCAATCCTCTACCTTTTACTTGCATTAGCTTTGCAAGTTCAAATGTATTTGAGTTCTGTAATCCTATCTCATCAAACACATACACTTCTCCAGCAGTATTTTCGCACATTAGGATAGCAGTCATATAAGATGCTACCCCAAAGTCGATTCCCCAAAACATTCTTGGAGATTTATCCATTACTTTACAATGAATATCTCTACTAAAATTATATGCTGCTCTATTTGCAGCAGTAAGAAAACTTGCAAGATATTCTTGCTCAAATGTTCTCTTATCTAAATTCTTTTTGGCATTCTCTACTTCATCTGCAGAAATAAAGCCACCATCTAAGGTGGTAAACTGCCAAGACTTATAATCACTATTCTTTGATTGTCCTTTGACGAACAGATCGTAAAAGTGATTTTGTACACCAGTAGGAGTTCCTACAAATAGTGCATTACCTTTTGTTTCTGCTAAAGTTGGTTGTATAATCTCTCCCCAAACATTCTCTTTCATGTAACTGTACTCATCCATCACTACCATCGTGGTTGATACTCCACGAAGTGAGTCGGGTTTGTCTGCCCCTTTGAGTTCAATCTTTGCCCCATTGTCAAGAGTAATAGATAGTTCAGTTTCATTAATACTGACTTCTTTCTTTGCAAAAATGTCTTTGAGGATACTCCAAGATACCATTTTAGCTTGTCTATATGTGGGAAAAACGATCCATCTTCTTTCATTTGCTTTAAAAGGTTTTGATAGTAAAAATAAAATTGAGAAGTAAGACTTCCCCCACCTTCTACCACAGGATAAGATTTTATATCTTGTCTTGTCATTAAGGATTTCTTTCCTTGTGGCATCAATCGTCCAATCCATCTATATCAAATACCTTAATTGGTTCATCTGAAACATCTTTAATTCCTATGCTTTGACTCGGTTTACCCAAGATTCTATCTGCCAAGAAGTTGATTGCACTCATATTACCATCTAATGCTTCTTCATATACTTTACCTACAACAGCTTCTAACATAGTCTTTTTATCTTTTAACTCTACATTAGCAAGATCAGTGATATATTCGTTTAAGGCAAATCCTGATTTAGGTCTTCCATTAGGATTACCTGATTGTCCTTTTACCCAACCCTTGCCAGTTATTCCACCAACAAGTTTTTTGTTGTTTCTTGGTTGTTTTACAACCTTTTTCTTTTTTGTTTTAGCTGCAGCCAAACTAATCACCCCACTATTTGAAGGTTATGTTCGTTATTAAAACGAAAGGGAAGGTGTTACCCTTCTACTATATAGGGAAAAAGACTACAAGAAACCCTTAGTAAAGTCTTATAAATGCTTGTAAGTGTTGATATTGTTGATAAAGATTTTTTTTTGAGGACTACAAAAAAGCCCCATATTTCAGGGGCTAATTTGTCTAACTGATATTAGAGGTATTACATATCTTGTAATTGTATATTGATTTCGTCTTTTAAGTCATACAGCAATTCTTGTTTTTTCCAACATTGAGAAGCTACTTCTCCCCACTTTGCTTGACTTACTGAATTTGCTCTTGATGATTTATAAATTTCAAGTGCATTTTGTTTTTCACTTTCAGCTTGTTTTAACTTCTGTTCAATAATTTCTAATAAATTTCTTTTACCTTTACTCATTTGAATCTCCTTTAATTTAATTAACACTATAATATATGGAGTTCTAAAACCAATGTCAAGAAAATAAGGAAATTATTTTCTACGAAGTAAATGCTTAATTATGGTGGCTTGTTTTTGTAGTTTTTTGATGGCTCTATTATAGTAAGTCTT